GAAACAATTAGGAAATATATTGAACAACAAGGTTAGTGCCTTACATCCCATAGGCTAAAGACCTATGGGTTTTCGGCACTTAAATATAAAAGGTATAACAATTCTGAAAGTTCAGTTTTACCAAATCTATGCTTCTCTCCTTGTACCAATTAGGAACATAATTGCAGATGGCAAACTCCTTTTCTTTCTTTTCATATATATTTTCTAAGAATTGTTTGGTAGTCATTCTGTAGAAATCACAGTTAGGTGTTTTAAATACTTCTTTACCATCTATTTCTTCCGGATTGACAGCAATAAACTTTGCATGGTCTTGAAATAAATAGCATTGTGGATTATAGGCACAACCAAAATCATAGACAGTATATTCTTTAGGTATGATTTTTGATAGATAGTAATATGTATTCATAAAACCTATAAATTCTGTTCCTATAGCACAATACTCCTGCTTGAAAACCCTATCTTTTTCTTCCTTTGGAATAAGGGATAGTACATAGTTTGTAATTTCTTGTTCGTTCATATCAAAAAGGTAATTCCGGCAATTCGCTACCAAACGGTAATTGATTGCTCATATTATCATATATGTCTTGTAAATCAGAAACATCAGATTCGGGTGTCGGTTCAAATGTCAATTGTGCTGGTTGCTCCTGCCAGCCATAGACGATGTTCTCCGATATTTCGTTTTTTAGTCTACGGGATTCGACCTCATAGTACATGCCTACCAATAAGTCTATCATTCCCATGCTTCGGTTCTTGCAGACCTCAATTACAGAGTTATACTTTAGATATGGCAGAACTTTGTCCTTGCCGAAGAACTCCCCTGCCCTCTGCTCGAAGTCTTTTCCTATTCGATGTATAATTATAACTGAATCCGCAAGGTTTGTTAAGTCTGCTGTGCCGGATATACTTTCTTTCCGTAAGAAACCGCCTTCTTTTCTTGGGTGGCAGACAAGAATAACATGTATGTTCTTTGCTTTAGCGTATTCCTTTAAGTCATTTATAAACCTTGTCTGCTGTGTGTACTTATCTCCGTCATAACTATCAATCTGCAATGCCATTAAGTTGTCAAGCACAATAAGCTGTGTTCCTTCATTCTCCACAAGTGTTTTAATGTCTGCAAACAGTTGTTGCCATTTGCTTCCATAGTTATTATTATAAAGAAACAGCTTACCTTCCAGCCATTTGTTGATTTGTTTAGCTATATTCTTTGGAGCATAGTAGTAGTTTTCATACCCTTCTTTCTTGCATACATAATTTTTACCAGCAGATATTTGGTCTATCCAGCTTTGAAAACGAAAGTCCTGCAATTCTCCCGACCAAATTCCGACTTTGTAACCACGCTGTACGGCATTCAGAACGACACAATCTATCCAAGAAGTCTTCCCCGAACCACTGAGACCAGACAATACTGTAACATCTCCCATCAGTAGACCGATGATTTTTTTGTCAAGTTCTTTATATCCCGTAGGAATAGCTACCAACTTACTCATATCCACATACTGTACATCAGTCATAGCCAGCCACTTCTTTCCCTTAGCAGAATCCTCCTTCTTTGGTACAAACGGTTCTTTCTTTTGGGAAGAGTAGTATTGCATCTTATGCTCGTGCCTTTGGTATTCTTTGTGGTCGTAAGCATCTGGTTCAAATTTCAACCTAAAATCCTTCCATGTATATTGAGAACAACTTGAATGCAGACACTTAAAGCCAAGCCCTCCATTAGACATTTCAAAGATTGCTGAATCCGGAGCGCGGTGTGAACTATTGAATGGGCATTCGTCAAGTATGTACTTTGTAAATGATGATGTCCTTACAATGTTTCTTACTGCAATGTGGTGTTTATTCAGAAATGCTTCTAAGTCAAACTTCTCATTGCTGTAGTAGTTACTCTTACTTGGTTGTTCCGGCTTCGGGAGCATGGCGGCAACTTTGGCAAAGTATTCGTTTGGAGTTATTTTAACTTCATCTGGTATTCTTAATATCTTACTTTCCCTTTGAGGACGTTTCTTGGTGTTGCTTCCCTTCCTGCTAAACGTTCCATAAAGTTTACAAATGCGGCTTGAATTGAATGTACTACAATCAATCTCCACATTCGGATTAGAAAATAGCATATCAAGAACTTGCAGGAACTCTTTACAGATTGTAGTGTTCTCATTGTTGTTCTTCATAGCTATTTTGTACAATAGATGGAAGCCATTGCCGCTATCGCATACTACTGGTTTTTCAAAACCTTCATCCCGTAGGAACTTGAATACATTGTTGACTACTTCTTTCGCCATCTCCTTCTCTTCATCAGTTGAGTTTGTGTCTGATGGCTTCTTAGCATCTATGTCTATCAATATCCAATCTCTTCCAACAATGTCATTGTCAGAAGTAGTTGACTTAGGTTTAGTAACAATCCTATCATGCTGCTCTCTGTCATAACATGCTGGATTGATAGCATTCAATGTGAAGTAGATGTTACAGTTGTCATACTTCCTAATTTCGTTGAGCAGGGTATCAACATCAGTAAAGTAGCCGGAATAGGTTCTTTTATAAGCATTGTCTACTATACGAACTTCAACCAACTCTTCACCCGATTTGAAGGTATCATACCATTGTCTAATAGTTATTTCATTCATGGTAGTTCCTCCCTTAGTTTATCCAATAGTTCTTGTGCGCAGGCTTTTGCATAATCAATACTATCAGTACAAATATCGCTTGCTACGAATGTTTTTATCGTAATCCATCCGCACCACCAAGTATTCATTTGTACATCAAAGATATTCTTATAAATGCCATAGTTTTCAATTCTATATTTTCTCATGCTGTTATTGTTTAAAGTGTTCAATCAGTTCGTCCACGGAGGCTTTATGCCACTTATCAAATAGTATTTCCGGTTTGTCTTGGTAGTGCATTCCTACTTTCAGATATTGGCATAAGAACCAATCTTCCCCATCCGTGAACCATTGGCTATCGTCTGTATCATATCTCAATGCAGCAATGGCAAGAAACAAGAACTCATTAGCTCCACAATCGACCCTTCCTTTCTTGGTGACAGTATCTACATTATATATCACCCCATATAAATTCCCATAGAATGTAATGATTGCTCTTCCTTCTTCAATACTTTTATGACTTCCCTTGCCATCATAATTATGTGCATCTAAAGTTGTATCACCAGAATTAAGTAGTTTATATCTCAACTCTTCCAGCTTCTTTCTAAGCTCTGGCGTATTCTTTCGTATAAAACATGGTGTTGTAAATCCCATAGTTAGTCCTCCTTTCAGTTACATAATTAATCAACCAATTCAAACTCATATACCCATACGTAGGGATTAGACTCCCATATACCTTTACCGGATACTTTGTCTATGAGGAAATGATATGCGTCTTTTGCGCTGTCAGTAGCATATGCCCATGTATGTTTACACCAAGAAACATAGTATCTCGGTGTCCCATCCGCATCAAACTTTTGCACGACACCCTCTTTCAAACAATCTTCATCGGAAATGTCTTGCAACCGTTCTACCTTAATGTTGGTAATACGGATATGATGTGGCATCAGATCGGATCTAACAAACATTTTGTTACCCCACCCTGGATATAATTTCAGTCCAGGTAACAGTTCTAAATAAGCTGCATTTTTACCATTTCGGTGAAACTGGTCAATATCCATATAGCATTGCGCAATAGCAACCACTTCGCCTACTTTGTATTTTGGAAGTATTTGGCCTCCATCAAATTCCCTTTCGTCTGCATCGTACATACAAGGATAATCAACTATTTTCCTGTCAGATTGCTGGATATGCACATTGAATCCTGCAACCCATTTACCTCTAAAGGTTCTCGGACAAGTTATTGCCCTTCTCGTCATCGTCTTCCGACCGTCAAGAACAGCCTGTGTAAGTTCATATTTATCATTAAAAAGTATCTTTTTCATAATTCCTCCTTGATTAACTCTGGATTATCGTAGATATTTCCTTTTAGTTCATATTCATATAAAACAGTTCCGTGCGCATGACCATCATTCCAATCCGAAGAATATACAAAACTGGATACAATGTAACCTTTATAAGTCTTATGTTTTATACCAAAAACTCCGTTATCAAAACTTACTTCACCTATAAACCCATAGCCGTATCCATTTGTAACTATTTGTTCAACAATGTCACCTTCATATATTTTTTTTCCGTTCTTGTCATGCAAGCCGGTGAACTGCCCAACAGTATTCTCCTGTACACACTCATTAAATAAGTCCATGCCAAACCCATGTAATTCTGCATACACCCATTTACCATTATTTGTGCTTTTCCCTCTGAATATTATTTCTCTGTTCATGATTAATATTTTTTCCCGTTCAACATAGGTCTTAATTCATTATATCTTTGTTTCTGTTCAATATGCCAGAGCAAATCAATATCAAGATGCTTAGCAAGCCCGAAAATCTTAATTAGAGAGTAGGATATATCTCTATCAATGAGATTTTTAGTAATATTGAAAATAGACTCTGTGAATGTTTTGCCAATGAATATACGCGAATATTCTTCAAGCACTTCATCATCCAGACAATCGTTTTCTAACTCAATGTTACGTAGCCCGCATAGATCTAACAGTCGTATAGCAGCATCGGCAAGTTCTTCTTCTACTGTGTCTTTGATAAATTCCTCAAAGTCTTGCTTAAATCGACTTATTCGTAATTCTTCTGATATTGGAAGAGGGTTGCTTTGCCATACTTTGAACAGCCCTATATCGGCATATTTATCTTTCCTGTCAGCTTCTACAGCTTCGGAAAGCTCTGTGATCACTAACATTAAGCAATGTTCATTACTTAATTCCTTATCGTGGAAACCGTGCTCACAGGCTGTCTTATAAGCACGGTCGCGCCATTTATTCAAATTAATATTTTCCATAATCACATAAGTTTTAATGCTTCCTGTATTCCGGCTTCAAGTGCTTCTTCGTAGGTGTTCCACTTACCACCATCGTTTGGACCTTCAAAACCGGAACTGAACATATGGGTTCCATTAACTTTAGATATTTCATACCCATAACCCGAAGCACTATTAAATATACATACATACAAATCCTTTACTTCGCGCAACCATCTATGCGCAATAGATTGTGTAGGTGCAGAATATCCTACTCCTATCTCGTCTATGAAAAAATTTGTTGTATTCAAAGGCATTAAATGTAAATCTTCATCTGCATAAGCATATTTACAAAACTCATTAAATCCTTTCTTTTTCAACAACTTAGATGTTTCTAATGTCACAAATTCTTCCTTCATAATCATATAAATAATGCGATTATTAAAACAATAGTTGTAACGAAAAATATCAATGCAAGACATTTCCATATTTTTGCAGTAGCCTCCAAACCGTGTTTCCGCTTGTCAAACTCGCTTAACGCATAATTCAAAGCCTCGTCTTTCAGTCCTTTAAACTTATCATTCAAAGCCTCGGTTATATCGTCTGCGATAACATGCTTCACCTTTTCTGACACGGATTCCGGATATCCTCTTTCCTCATAGTTCAATTCACCCAACAAGTCATAATGAAATATATAAGGTATTCCGTTCACTTCGTAGGAAAGTTTAATACCGCTATCTTTCACGTATTCCAAAAAACGCTTCTCCACCATAGCTTCTATCTCACTGTCTGTCATTTCAGCCTTTTTCTTTATCCGGTAAAACTCCTTTTCGTCTACAATGAGAATCTGGTTTTCCGGCTTCATTATATGTATATCCATTATATGTTAACCCTCACTTCGTATTCTTCCAGCCATTGGCGATAGTATTTTGCCTTCTTTGCATCTGCCATATTCTTTATCTCGGAATAGCAATCGTAAAAGAATAATTTACTTATAAAATCACGGTTGTAATGTAATGCACTACTACCATCTTCACCACTCAAAAAGGCATACCTGTTTTCCCATCCCGGGTCACGACCTATGTATTTATAGGTGTAAAGTTCTCCATTCTCAGTTATTTGTGCAAGCTTGTCCCCAAACTGCAACTTATCAAATTCTGCTTTCTGTATCATAACTTTGCTGGTTTATTGGTGAATACTATGTCTTTATCAAATTTGGCACATTGCACATAATCTCTTCCGCTTATTGCCATATATGGAACTTCTTTCTTTGGTTCGTAATGGGCAAAATGTTCTGGAAACCATTTTGAATCAATCCTATCTCGCATCATAACCAATTCTCCGATTTCAAACTGCGGTTCGGGCTTTGGTTCGTTGTATATTTCCCAATCGGTAGCAAAGATATAGTCTATACTGACACTTTCAAACCCATTGTCACAATCATCAATAACAATATTTGTGTTTTTCAAATAAATATAGCCAACAGACCAACTCGCTCTTTTCACCTTGTACCCTTGCTTCATCGCTTCAAGAGCTTCACTGAATGTCATATTTTCCGTTTTCATTTTCTGCCTCCTCTATTTCTATGTTAGTCACTTTGCCACGGTTGACGAATCCCCAACAATCAAACAAATCACAAAGCCATTTATCGGTTTGTCTTTCCAATTCTTCACATTGACTTTGAAGAGAACATATACTACAAGAAATATTCCTACGACAACTTACAGCTTCATGCAGCACCCCATCAATTATTATTCCGTTCTTTACTTCCATATCTAACAATTTTATTTTTCTTGCAAAACCTTATTGAATATCTCACCGCCTTCCGTATGTCTTCGTACTCATTTATGCTATATACGTTATATGTACGGAGCTTTTGCATAATCATTTCTTCCATAAAAGGAAGTATCTCTTTCTCAAACATTCTTCCACTCTTTACTTCCATATCATTCTACTAATTCAAAATGAATATTTATATTGTCTAATCTCTCATTACCAGAACAAAATCCAAAGTTTTCTTGTTTCCATCCTAATGCTTCATAATCTTTAGCACAAATCGGTCTAAAATAGCAACCATCACACGAAACTTTTTCATCACGTACAACTCTGACTTGATTATACCCGACTTGAATAATATCTTCAATATTTAACTCCCTACGCTTCATAATACTCTTCATTTGATGTTATACTATTTGTATTTTTCGATTTTCTCGTCCAACTCCTGCAATCTCTTATCTATGTAGGAAGAATTGGAATTTTCGCTCCTATAAGGGCTTTTATCCGATAGGAAAAAATCTTTCTGTTTGTCGGATAATGAATAGAATCCGTCCCAGCTATGACAGATGGCTTCGTTGACAATAGCGCAAGCAAGAATAGGGTTCCCATCAGAATACTTTTCTAACTTGGAATACATCATCTTTGCACCTCGTTCCGTCTTGTACTGCTTCTTGATTTCGTCCTTGTAGTCAAGCCAAATGTTCCAAGAATCTTTCAGTTCCTCACTGACATAGGACAAGTCGGCACGGACATCAAACGTTTTACTTGTTGTCGAAACACGTTTCTTGCCTTTCAGTATAGCGATAGCTTTCTTTGCATCTTCTTCGGAGATACCCAACAAGGCATTGGTCTGAATGAACTTGTCCTTATGTTTAAGAAGCATGTCCGAATCATCATCAAGAATAACATAGCTTTCAATTTCTTCGTGCTCAAAGCAGTAACGTTCTATTTCGCAACCGCGAGGAAGTGTAAAATGAGTATCTCTATTCCCATGTTTGAAGGAATACATTCTATCAGTACAGCCAACAATAAGTTCGGGATATAAAAAAGGCTGATTTCCTGCTTCTCTCTCCAAGTCAACTAAATTCTCTATGGTCTGTTTCAAGTTATATCCCCTCCAAGAAGAAGTAACAACTATCTTAGCATCCGTAGCATCACATATGCTCTTTATCAATTCCATTTTTTCTGGGTCAAGCTTCCATTGGCAACGATGGGTAGAAACAACTCCATCAATGTCTAAGAAAATAATCTTCATGTCATTTGTATTTTAAAGTTTAACAATGCCTTCCGCTTTCATCCGAATATCTAATATTTTTTCGTCTTTAGCTTCATCATTACTTATTCTAATAGTTTTAATTCCAATCGTTTTAAAGTCCTTATCTCTAAATGAATCTTTTTCATTCTGTTTTGATGATGAATGATATATACCATCAATCTCTAAAGCAACTCTTAATGTAGGAATAAAGAAATCTAAGAAGTAAATCTTTCGATTGATAACAAAAGGTGCTTGGTGGATAAAATTAACACCTTTTTTAATCAGATAATTTCCCACAAAGTGTTCATACTTATTTGCTTTGTTTTGTAAATCATATCTATGGACTTCAATCCAATCCTTCGTACTATCCGACATACTGGAGAACTTAGCAATGATTGCATAGTCTTTGATATAACTTTTTGCATTATAAAGTTCTAATGGAGTTTGAACAATAGGTTTCTTCTTAGTCGTTCCTTTGTTCCATTTCTTGTTTTTAGGCTTCTTTTTCATAATATTTCAATTACTAATATAGTTTACCTTTTATATCCTTCATACCATTTATCTAAAGATTTAAAAGATAAATAATAAAAAGAATATTTTCGGCTTACTTTAACGCCTACATGCACTAACAACACTCCCGTACCCTCCACCTACTTATGTAGGATTTATATTTTCGTTCTATGTAATCTACTTTGTTATTAAAAGGCATGAAGTCGATAGTTGTCTGGCAAGGCATTGCTATCATTATCCAGTAGTTACATAGTTTGTTAGTACAATATCCCATTTTCAATGTTAAAGCATCGTATGCGAGGTGTGGAGATAAGAAACCTTCTGCCGTTTAGCATAATAAAGCAAAAAGCACCGAGAAAACTCCCAGTGCTTTAAGCTTTGCTATACACTGGCAGGCTGCACGATTGCAGGTAGAAGTTGCCAATGTAAGCTATATGTTGAATTGCTATTGAATCCTAATATCGTTTATCACCGAGACTTCTACCTCTCGATTGCAATGCAAAGAACGCTGTTATTTTTGAAACTTCCAAAAAACAAGTCAAACTATTAACAATTATTAATCATCTATCTCAAATAGGTTCTTTTTGATTTGCCAATACTCTTTGACTTCCGGCACTCTGATAACTCCCTTACTGTTGTTAATGTCGTACACTTGGAAGTATAGTGTAGATTGCTTGCTTTTGGTGGTATAGACTTGTACAAAAAGTCCGGTAAACCACTCAAACTCACCTTGCATGAACTGTTCCGCTTTGAATGTGCCTTGTATCTTATGCCCGTCTTGGGTTATGGTACAAGTCATATCCCGATTGAACTTCATTGTCACCAAGTTTGGTGGTGTGCCTACATTGTCATTGTCGTCTTGTATATACTGTACAGTCCATGTGCCGTACAGATAGTTAAGCTGGCTCTTCCAATCTGTTTGCGCCTGCATGCTTGCCATCAGTGAAAGCAAGCCAATCAATGTCATTACTAACTTCTTCATTGTTTTATCAGTTTTTCGATTATTGTTCTTAGTTCCTTCTCCCAATCCTTGTTCCCGTGCATAGGATAACTTAGCTGATGCCAATTATGGTAGTCAAATAGCTTCATCCGGCATGGGTAGTAATCAAACACTTCTTCTCATTGTGGAATACTCTGATATGCTTTCCCTCATACTCTCCAATATTGCTTGATTTAAGTTTATAGACCGCCAAAATCTCATTAAACTTTTCCATTGGAGTAAATATACTCTTCGCCATAATTCAGTCCTCCTTTTCGGGAGTATAACCTCCCATGAGTCTATAGTTAGGTATCAGCTTGTCGATGCTCTTAATCTCAAATCGTGTATAAGTCACACAATTCGGATATATCTTACAAAGTCCGTTGATTATGTACTTGTCATTGAAGTACATTTCAAGCTTCATGTGTACCTCGGATGCGGAATATTGCCTTTTGTCAATAAAGAATATCCCGTCTATTTCACTTGAAAATCCTCTGTTTGTAACTCTGAACAAGTCGCGAAGTTCTTGTATCACGTCTTGTATGCTAATCGGTTGTTTTCCCATATCAATCATTTTTTTGTTAAAGTAATGGAATATACATAAAGTGAGTAATTCCTAATTTCTTTTTATTAACATGTGATTCAGTTTCCCACTCTCCAGAGGGTGAAAGATGACAAATAAGAAATCCGTAAGTTCCTTTAGTTAATACAATATCACCAATTCCGGGTAACCTATCTTCCACGCTTATCCACGGAGATTGCTTTGACTGCCAGTCTGCACCAGCCTTAAAACCTCTCGTCAATCCATTGTCATAATCAGCTTTTGCATTAACTACAAAAGATAGCTTGTCTAAGTTCCTTAATTCATAATCAGCAAAATCAATTGCCGCTTCTTCCAATGTCTGTTTCATAATCATCTGGTTATAGTGGTTCTTTTGTTAAATAAAGCCATAAGTATCAAGGCAAAGGCGACTTTCAATAACCGCTTTTTACCAACAATTACAATGTTGTCTTTAGCTATTCCACTATCAGTCGTTATACTGTACCATTTCCTATATGGTGGTAAGCACCTATAAATATGGATTTTGGAAAATGTATATTTCATAATTACCTCCTATGTGTTTTAGGGTTCTTGTTCTTCTTTCTACGCTTGGCAATAGCTTTCTTTTTACTGGCAGGCATCTCTATGTACTTTTCTTGTTCTCCATCAAGTAATATACCACAAAAGCCCTCTCTATATTTTCTATTGGCAGAGCATTTCCCTTGCCCGTAATTAGATTTTTCACAACAATCACATCCCATATTATTCTCCTTTCAGCTTTTTAACCAATACATCAGCCATACTTACGCTCATGTCAGCTATGGCTATTATTGATTTGTTCTCATATTGTGGATTATTTAAAAGTGTTTGCATTGTTGCTATTGCAGCATTTATCCTAACCTCTTCCCAATCACGCCCCTTTGCTTCTCTCTTCACTTCATCAAGAAGAATAAGTTCATCACCTAAGAACGACTGTTTCCCGTCCTCTGTTACGTAAATGTTGGTATATTCCCCAGCCTTTATTACGTCAATTGTTTCTTTGGTTGCTATTAATATTGCTTTCATCTCTTTATAGTTTTAGTTTACAATTCACTGCCTGCTATTACTGTTTCATTTGACAAGTCAGCCCGTTCTATTACTGATACAATTTTAGAATCTCTATAGGAACGGAAATGATTCTTTACTACACGATATCTTAATTTGACCCTATCCCCAACTTTTGGTGCAGTTGTCATATTGAAAGCACCGCTTAGCATCTCAAAGGCGTGCCATTTATTCAAATACGAAAACCTTTCACTTGCCCCCAACTCTTCGGAATCTATTTTAAATTTCCACTTGGCAAACCTATTATATCGCCTCAGAATCTCAACTACAGTTCCTTCCCAATAATAATACTTGGGCTTTTCTCTAATCGCTTTCATACGCGCGATATTTACCCTTCTTTTTAGTTCAGCCTTAAGTTGCTCATTGGAGTAATTGGAAAGCTCTAATTCGTCTTGTATGGAATGGATTACAACGTCTACTATAGCATCCTTCCTGTTGGCAAATACAGAAAGTAGCTTTTGCCTTACTTCTTCTTTGCTTTCATATACGATTTCGTCTATCTGCATCTTTACATTAAAGACGTTACCCTTTTGTGTTATTAGGGCAATTTGAAGTATTCTCATATCCTTTTAGTTTATAGGTTATTATATTCTTTGTATTTAGAAATTGAATTGAACGTAGCTTGTACGCGGCTACTAATATACTGATAAAAATTAGCATTCGTAAAGTCAATGCCGATAAACAATTTGTTGTTGTTTCTATTGGCTTCCTGCATGAGTTCCTTTATTTCCGCTTTGTGACACTGGGTGAGAACAAAACTTGTACGGTATTTAGTCCAATTCAAAAAGAATAGTTCTTCATCCGTAGAATTTTCATTCAGTATAGGTATTACTTTTCGTAGTATTCTACAAAAGCAAGCGAACTCAGCACTTTCTACTACTTTTCTGTTTCGCGTTCTTGCACTTGCTATACTTGCTTGCTTCTTACTTTCTTCGTCAATTCGATAGTTGCTATTAGCTGTGCCGGATAATATGCCGCGTGCCTTGTTTGCTGCCAACGCATCTTTTGTACGTTTGCTAATTAGTTCGCGTTCGTATTGTGCAACGGATGCAAAGATACCTAATACCATAGTATTTACTACTGGAAGGTCACAAAAATATATATCTATGCCCGTATTTACTACATGAAAAACGAACTCGGCATCTCTTGAAAGCCTATCCAATTTAGCCACTACAAGGGTGCAACTATTAGCTTTGCAATACTCTATAGCTTTCCACAACTCCACACGGGAACAGTCTTTTCCCGAAGCCACATCTACAAACTTACCACAAATAATTCCACCTTTGCTATTAATATAGTCTATACAAGTCTTTTCTTGGGCTGACAACCCTAAACCGCTATCACCTTGTTTATTCGTTGATACACGAAGGTAGTAAACATATTTATCCATCTTATTACTAACTGATTATTATTATTACAGACAAAGCTATTCCGGCTATAAGCCAACTGATAACATCACTACTATATTTGAAGTTAGGACGTAGTATGATGGCAAATAAAGCCACAATATCCCACACCAATAGTAGAAGCATAAACTTTCCCATTATCTGCCTAATTTAATGAGTTCTCCAGACAACAAACAGCCAATAAATCCGATAATTATTATTAATGCCATAGTTTTTAATATTTAGAAGTTATACAAATTGTTTTTCTATGTAAACACACCCTATTCCCTTGCTCTTGTTAAATTGGCTGTTTTTAAGGTCAATATTAGGCTTTATAAAGTCTTTTATGTTATCCACTAAAGAAATATATTTAGATGCGTTCGCCTTTATTGCAAGGGCTTTATACATTTCTTCGCACATAGCCATATACTTTTTAAATTGTCCTTTGTTGAAGCGGACAACTATTTTCCCGTGCGTTTCAACAAATTTGTTGTGCCCAACATAAAAACTTCTTTCATCATTGCAATGTACCAACTTGTCGCCTACGTATAAGTAAGTTCTTTGCCCCATGCTGTATTTGCTATCCACTGATATGCTATTAAAGTAAACCGCTTGTTTCTTTGGAATGCCTACTGACACTATGTTTTGCAAAAGTTCCATGTTTGCTTTTGCCTTCTCTAATTCTTCCTCAAAATTTTTATAAGTTTTCATACACTACTTTATTATTATATTATATATATTATATATATTACCAAAACAGTTATAACTTTTTGTTATAATGGAAGCTTATGCTCTGATAATATATACGGGTGCTTTAAATTAGTAATACCATGATACAATATTTCGCGCTTTGTTTCTGCCTTATAAATAAACAGATTTCCGTTTCTCACTGCCTTCATTGTATCATTGATATTCAACCCTTGCAGGCTTATAAACTCTTTTAGTTCGGGCTTAAATTTCGTTATTAACTTCATGCTATTACCTAAAAACGTAGTTACATAAATTAGATAACCAACACATTAACTGAATAGCCATCATAAAAATGAACATTCCACACAAAGCGGCTGTAGCTATTACAATTCGTTGCCATATAATGCGATAATCACGCTTTAATATTTTACCGCTAACAAAGCGTCCGTTATAAAAATCTGTTATACTCATGTTCTATTATTATTATTTGAATTCAAATTTAATTCCTTCCGGCAATAGAGAATAGTCTATATTTTTAAGCATGTTATTATATTCTTCTTCTGTTACTTTGTCGTGATAGCTATAATAATTGAAAACTACATTATTACCTTCAACATAGTAGATATAATTATCTGATAATAATCCAGCCCCTAATATAGCTAATTTTACATCTTTTTCTTTTGTTGCTTTGTTTATTCTTTTTTCAAAGGTTTTAATCACTTCGTTTTTTCTTTTCTCTATTTTGGCGATTCTTTCAGCTTCTTTACGTTCTTGTATCGCACTTTCCGTATAATATCCAGATAATATTTTCCCCTCCATTTCTTCGCGTTCTTCATCGCTTAAAACAAATTTATGGCGTTCTTCGCTTTCCTTATATGGATTAACCCAAACATCACCCGTTAATTCTTCCAGTGCTTGTATAGCTTTCTTACTTTCTGCTTGCCATCTTTCCACAATACTGAGTGCAAACAATTGATATTTAAAATATTCTTTGTTGTCACATTTTGACAAAATTTCCATTTCTTCATCAGTTACGCGCAAATATTCCTTTGCTTGCTTTTTATCTTTTTGTAAAAAGTAATATCCAGTTTCAACTGGATATAATGGTGTACCACGCCAATCGCATAGATGAAGGTCTACAAACATTTTCAACTTTGGAGAAGCTTTTAATATTTCCTCATGGATGCAACCGTGCCCAATATCGTAAAAACGTCCGTTTCCTTTCTTTTGCTGGAGTATGCCCGTTATACTCCATGAACACGTACCGTTCTTACATTCATCATGCAATTTAATGGTTGTTATTACTTTATAGGTGATACCTTTTTCACGGAAAGATTTTACTACTGTATATTTTAATGTATTCGTTTCCATATTATTGTATTTTAATGTTTAAAATTGTGTTACGGTCTGTTTTTACTCTTTTGTTATTTTCCCAAAAGTTGAATGCTAATTTATGAAGCATATTGTAAGTTAAATAATTAGTTCCTACTGTAATAGGTTTAGCACAACACGAATATGTGTGCCCACTATTGATATATTGCTTTACAACTTCCTTCATGCTTATAAATTCCTTTTCTGAACAAATAACATTTATAGATTGACTATATGTATTTGTATCATTATATTTTCTTAAATAGTTTACTTTCGTTTTCATATCATTTTGCCATTTTAGTTATACACTGAAAAAATACACTTTATTTTGATATGCCCTACAAATAAGTAGAGCATACCTATTAATACGTTTTCTTTTCATATTATCCGACTATTTGGATACCGCCTTCGCTATTTACGTAATATTTCATACCACACAAAGAATATATAGGGAAGTAATAATCATGCCATCTATATCCATCATTATGAAAACCTACAAATTGAAAGCGTTCACCCTTGTAATTATCAAGTATATTCATTTCCCGATAACCGAAAGGGTTGTTTTTCCGTTCCTTCCCCGTTGGTGTCTTATATAAGTTCATAAGCCACGCAAAACCTTTAGCACTTTGTTCTTCTGTTACTTCTATTTCGGTACCACAACCGGGATAAAAATTTGCCGCCTCATCATCACCATTATTCGCACGTCTTTTTAAAAGCAATACTTCGCGTTCTGTTATTACTCTGTTTGCCCAAATGTTTTCGATTATTTGGGATGTTTCTAACTTTTTCATATCATTTTAATTTTTAATTATTTACTTTTAAGTTCTACTATTTCGGTTACACCGCTATAAATTTTGCGTATGCTTGTTTTATTGATGTTATAGCATTCATGCCATCTATCATGGGTTTTAAAAAGATATCGCTTTAAAATTTTCCTATAATTTATTATACATCCACCAATTTTTTCACAACCATTATTTAAAACATCGTGAAAATGTGAATGGCAGCCATTATTGAAAATGTTATTAATTCTTTCGGTTAACTTTTCATTCGTATTTAGGTAGCATCTAATTTCTTCAACAAATTTCTTTCCGTTTTCGTTAAAAGGATATATGCTAATATCTGATATTTTATAAGTTTTCATATTATATTATTTATTTGTTATGCTTACTATATTGATAGCCCTTCTTAATCTTTCCCCATAAATAGAGTGATTAAAATCGTGGTGGCTGCACTTGCCGAAATTAGATATACACAAATCTACTGTTAGGTTTCTTATACGCTCTAATTGCATTCTAATTTCTTTTGAAGTCTTATTTAATCTAATCATAACTTATTCCTCCATTTCTTCTTCTACTTCGTCCAATACTTCCGAAATAGCTTGCCCAAGAAGATAGCAACGTATTGTAACGTCGCAAGCCTCTGCACCTTTTTCAAGGTAGGATAAATCACAGCCAAATTCAGTTAGTGCTTCCGTTAACAATTCAAAGTTGTGGCAAAGATTTTCTTCTGCTTGCCACGTTGAAAATGTGTATGAGCCGGAAGCGTTTCCAGTTACGCTATCATTTACAAACAACGTATCGTTCAATTCTTGCTCCACTTCTTCGCGGTTGCTGCTTGTTACTACGATTTTATTTTCTTCAATGTAGTTTCTAACGTCTTCTTTCACGTTCTCCAGATAATCGTAAGTTTTCATAATTCTATATTTTTAAGTGATTGATTTTCAATTTTCTGTACTCTGCATTTACACGGGCTTGTAACCGTCTTAGGCTGCATTACAGATGAAGTACGGGAAAATCAGATGGCTATCAGATAACAGCTATATATTATAGCCATATATCCATAGGCTTATATCCTATTTCCCGTTCCTTCTTCATATCATTATCTTAGATATAGTTAAGTAGTGTATAGGTAACGACTTCCTAAATACTTGCTGCAATTACGTTTATTGCACTTGCTTAATACCATATCAATATCTCACAGCGTCTACCCTCGCATGTAATGTTATCCAGTGTAACTATTCATGCGTCAACGCTTATTCAGTATGTAAGTCTTTCAAATATCGCTTTGCCTTCATTGGACTCCTTGTTCCCTTTCGACATGACAAAGATACGGCTTTCTTTTGATATATATGTTAATTAAACGTTAAAAATATATCCATCTATCGTATTTTAACCATTTATTTACATAAAACATGCAATAATGAAGGATAATCACAACGTAAAAGATAAGTAGCCACTAAAAACAAAAAGCCTACTTTCCCGTTCCTTGGCTTCTGGTCTTTCCCGCCTTCATCCAGGCAGCTACGAGCGACAAAAACGAAACGCCCGTGCATGGCACTTTCGCAAAAGCCCGCTACGTAATAATCGCACCCACACAACAAGCGCACATCCAGGCGTGCGCTCTATATAGCGTTATATCAATGCTGAGATATGAGAGAGCAATAATATATACTTCTTACGCGCACACGGTTGTACTTGCTTCGCAAGACAACTACGCGCACACATAAGCAGGCACATGCACACACACGATATATATTAATCTCATAGATATATATATATATATATATTATAATATTAATATACTTAACTTATGATGTATATTATATATAATAATCTGTATTATATTGTATATTATATAGCCTAATTTTTTAAATAATCACGCATGAGTACACACGCACATGCGCGTAACGCAAAAACATCATGCGATATTCTTTGCAAACGGATGTTTGGTTTAAATATTCAACCAGTTTAAGCCTTCGTAATTGTTCTAGGTATGCAATGCTTTCTCCGTGCTTCGTTCGTTTCTCTGTGCCCCTGCAAACAAGCAAGACGGGCAAAGAATCCTTCATAGGGGTATGGGGGGGGTAAACCGTAGCCGGAAACGGTGGGGTACACATAGCCTAACTCCGAAAAAAATAAAAAAAATAAATTTAGTCCGTGGCTAAACGATTGATTATCAGCCGCTATGTAAATTGCCGTATTGGGGATAAATGTTGTAAGTGTCTGATATTCAGCCGTTGTCGTGATTCCGACTTTGGGAAGTATTGTCCGTGGGTGTAGTGTATTTGCCTACTGATGATTTTAATTCCCCCGAAATCGGGGTTTTTAGAAACCTTGTATGTTGGTTTGGCTGGTAGTATGCTTGATTTGTATTTATGCAACGTTTATTTGCGTATTTTACTTACGAACCTAAGTATTTTATCGTCCACCCGAAATAAAATTAAAATTTTCGCTTCTATAATTTGGATTTCAGAATTTAGTTAGTACATTTGCGGTGTTGTTTAACTAAAAACTTGAATGATATGAAAGGAGATTTTATTTATGAAGCGTAGTGAGCATTTCAACGTTGTTGCTGGCAAGTGGTTGAATGGTTATTCCTTGTCGGTTAACGGTCGCAAGTATGCTATATCTGGTGTTAGTCCGGATAATAAGCTTGTTTTGCATTGTTTAGATGCTAATGATATTGTTTGTGAATATTCGGATTTGTCGTTAGGTTCTTCCCACATCTTTGTGAACGATTGCGACTATGTGATTTGTGATGCGAGGCGGGTATTTGTTGACGGGAAATCCCACCATGAGCTTTATGTTGTGGACAAAGGTGACGAATGGCGTTCTTATTGGGTTGAGGGTTCTTATGTCATAGGTGCTAATTGCTGTACTATTTGTTCTATTTCAGACTTTCTCCGCGAGAAGAATAAGTTTTTCTGTGGTGACATTGTGGCTAAGTACGATGGTGGTGTTCCCACTTACTACTTTGTGGATGCTTTTACAGATGTTTCGGGTATTTTCACGGTTGTGTTCAGCTACTTGGATAGTGATGGTAAGATTGCTCATTGCTATTCCGACAAGGGGATGTATCGTGTTCGTGAAGAGGTTGCGTTTGAGCATTGGCTTTCCCGTGGATTCAAGTACGACAATGAGAACAATACGTTGTGTCCCATCTTTTATGAGTTAACTGACAATTCCTATGTTTTTTATTGTAGCGACGAGCCAGTTTCGGTTCTTGCTAACTGGAAGATAGGTACTTATGGCTTTGCTAAGAATAAATTCCCCTTCATTGTGCCTTTTCACAAGTTCAATCCCGACAATATTGGTGGAAGTTTGCAGCACAATGTTGTAAAACAGCAATAAAAGTTTACATTTTAGAGATTTTTTTTCTATATTTGCATTGAGATAATATTAAAATCGTTAACAAATGACATATTTATATCTGTTATCTTTATTAACACTTGTAGCATACATTGGTTATGCTTTGAAGGTATGCTGACTGCCTGCATCGCTTTCAGATACCTACTATATTTTGAAGGATAAACACCGTCCTTCTTGGCTGTTTCAGCTTGCTATGGTTCTCTGTCCTATGCTTCTTGTTCCCGTATGGCTTGAATTGTCCTCTGAGAGTGTTCAGTTTCTCTCTTTCTTGGCTTGTGGCGGTCTGATGTTTGTCGGTACAGCCCCTCTGTTCAAGGAGGAGTTTCAGAGAAAGGTTCACTTCGGTGGGACTATAGTAGCTGGATTGGGCACTACCTTGTGGCTGTTGTTCTCTGGTATGTGGTATATCCCTTCCGCTTTCTTCTTTGTGTCGGGCATTGTCATGCTGTTCAAGAAAAAGTGGCTGTTCTGGCTGGAAATGGCGTTGTTTGCGAGTGCTTATACTGGATTGTTGGTTAAAATGATGTTTGGATGATGGAAAGAAAATTGTTTGATGGATGGGGTCTGTTTATAACCAAAGACTTGTCCTATGTAGGCTTTTTCACGGATGATAGAGTTTGCTTGATAGGTATAGAGGCTGATGGAATACAAATCATTGAGAAATCCGATTTCAAGGAGGACTATTTACTTTCCCCTACCGAGGAGGATATGGTTAAGTTCCGTGCTACTTTAGAAAAAGCTGGAAGTGGGTTTAGAGATAAGATTTTGGAAATAATGAAAAAAAATAGTTATGAATTTGAGTTTTAAACAAGCTATAGACCTTCACCAGTGCCTTCGCTACATTGAAGCTTGCCAAGAGGCTATATACGGTAACGACAATACGAGTGACAACATAGAGGTCGGGGACGTATCTGTGACGTTTCACTTTGACGATGGCGAAACCTTTTTGGATAGCTTGATTGTTTCCGGTTCGGAGTGCAAGAAGGGTCGTATTGATGTTGAAGACTATTTAAGAGAATGATATGGAGTTATATTTAGAACCTATTTACCGTGACCGGAATTGCAAGGGGCAGTTCAACAAGGGTCACAGATTGAGATTTGGAGGGCGACCTTGTTCCGAGGAAACTAAGAAGAAGCTGTCGGAGATTATGAAAAAGAGGATAGCTGACGGTTCTACCAAGATGCCTCATTTTCAGAAGGCTGTAATAGTCATTAAGGACGGTCGGATTGTGGGTCACTATCCTTCCGCTACGGAGATGGCTCGCAGGCTGGGAATTACCAAGTCGATTATTATTCGTGTCTGCTTGGGTATTCGCAAAAGCTATCGTGGATGCAATCTTTTTTACGAGTGTGATTCAGATAAATGGATGAAACTAATTAAAGAATGAGATTATGAACATGTTTAATACGAACTCAACGACCGTCATGCAGTCCAGGTTGTTGCTTGGCTTGGGTATTGACCCTCGGACGGCAGATTTGACCTTGCACGACGAGGAACGCGACATACCTCTTTGGAGTATGATGCGTCTGATAGACATGATTCCCGGCTTTATTGTGGATGATGATGGTTATACATACTCATTTACCATAAGTAAGGGGACATACGTGTATAATCTGTCCTATACCCGTAAGACCAAGCATGGGGAGAAGACTTTAATCTCCTTTCACAATCCGGTAGACAGCTTTGGCGAAACGGTCATTCTGATTATCAAATGGCTGTTTGATATGAAGCTGTTTCCGACCAAATATATGGCGAAATACGTTAAAAAGAAATGAAGTTGACTATTTACTGGACTAAGGAGGCTATGCACAAGCCTTCCGATGGTTCACCAAGAATGTATGACCGTATTGTCAAACGCTTCGGATTCTCTGATTATATCAGCATCAATGGTGAAACACCCGTTGATGTTAAGGAGATTGACCTTCCGGATTTGAAGGTTGCCGAGGAGCGTGGCTACATACAGATAAGAAACAAGTGATATGAATGAATATGAAGATACACATGTAGTTGTTTCCGAACGGGAAGCACTAATATCCACTGTCAGCTATAATATTATGGCTACTAACGACCTTGCTTGTGCTACAGTGATATTTGCACTGTTTAGGTTAAGGAAAAGTCCCTTTTACCGCTTTCGTGTAAAGCAGTTGGCGAATAAGGTTGAGCTTGAAGAAGTAGATATGAGAAGGTAATAAATGCTATGATGGCTGATTCTTCCGCTAAGTTTGCCGATTCCAATGATATTTTCATGGACGCTATTCAAGATGAAGTTGATGCTCTGTTTAATTCTATTAAAGGTGAGTATGACAAGTCTTGTGTCGAGGATTCAGAGCTTTTCAGTTGGCTGGAAATGGCAAGGACTATGTGTGATTATAGTTGTTGCCAGTTGAAGTACCGCAGGCAGGAGATGATTGCCAAAGACCCTTCGTTCAAGAGGCTTAAATTTGCCCATTTAGACTTGAATAAGATGTCACAGCTAATGAATGAGCTTATGAAGGCTTTAGTTCCCGATGTGGATTTGAATACTGATGCGTGCAACAAGGCTATTCGGGAATTAGGGAAAAAGCTGATTGACCCGGATATTATTGCTAAGGCATTGTTAAGACAAGAATAACTAACCATTATAACTAAAAGTTATAGTATAAAAAATGTAAAAATGAAAGAAGTAACTAAATTGGTTCTACACCATGATTTGGAGGATTTGGTAAAATATCAGACCTCAGGGATAAAGTCTATGTTTGAGATGTACTCACAAGCAGTTAAGGATGGATGTGAAGAGGAATTTGACTGTGCCATATCTATAAAGAAGGATATTCTGAGATGTTTGAGTATGCTTAATGAAATATCTATGAGCGAAGATGATTTGGAAAAGAAGTTTGAAACTGACATAAATTTGAATTAAAATGGACGTAAATAGAATTGAAGTAGAGGGAAATCTTACTAAAGACCCGGAATTGAAGACAAGTAAGAACGGTCAAAGTTTTGCATTTATTACAGTATGCGCAAGCTATCCTAAAGGCAAAGCTCCTAATGTGGAATGGATTCCAGAGTTTTTCGATGTTACATTGTTTGGTGCGGATGCTGAGGAGATATGCCAATATGCTAAGAAAGGTAGTCGTATTTGGGTATCGGGTATGATGCGTTCTACTATAAACCAAGATACAAAGGTGAAATATTGGAGTATCATTGCCAACAATGCTCATGTTTTGATAAAACGTGGAAAGAAGGAAGCTTCTACTACTGGGCAGCAGCAGATTAAGCAAGCTCAACAAGTAGCAGCACAAGCCTTTAATCAGCCTTCCCAAAATGACCCAGATGGATTACCCTTTTAATAAATAGAGGCACTTATGAGGGAGTTGGAATTAAAATTTAACGGTAAGGGCAGTATGAAGCCTTTCCGTTTCCAGCAGATTAACAAAGGTAACAATGCGTACATCTACATGGTTGAGATTATTGAAAATCCGAGTGTACGTTGGTATGAAGTATTCAGACGTAGGGAATGTAGCGACACTGATGTAGTTCTTAACGGTCAGACAGTTCATTACGAGGCAAGAGTTCTATATCCCACAGCTAACGATTTTGGTGTCAGTGCTTTTTGTTGTCAGACACTTAGCAGGGCATTGGAGCATTTTAACCGATGGGAGAATGGAAGAGAAGATTGATAGAATTTTAGCTTTGCTGGAAGAGAACAATGAAATTCTTAAAGAAATCAAGTCTAAGATTGAGATGTCTGAATCGGAGGAGTGCGTGACTAAGCGTACACTTCACGATTTCATCAACAATGTTGTTGCAGACCTCTTTGCGGATATGCTGTTGCAGCCTAAAGGCAGAGGTCACGTAAGTAGGGAAGATATTATGCAATTTATTAACGAAATGAAGTGATATGGAGAACAATTTTATAAATCGTTCAAGATTAATTCATAACAATTATTATGATTATTCTAAAGTTAATTATAAAAATTCTATAATTAAAGTCTGCATCACTTGTCCTAAACATGGTGACTTTTGGCAAATTCCAAAAAGCCATTTAAGGGGGAATGGATGCCCTAAATGTAAGAGCGAAAAGAATAAAAAGATAATATATGGATTCGGAATTAATGACTATAATAAATCCGTTAAGGTAAAAAATAGGCATATATATTCATATTCTTTATGGAGAGGCATTATTAGAAGGGGATATGATAATAATGTTAAAGTACGTCAACCTACTTATCAAGACTGTTCTGTCTGTGACGAATGGAAGTATTTTTCTAATTTCAAGCATTGGTTTGACGAAAACTATGTAGAAGGGTATGTACTTGATAAAGACATTTTAGTAAAGGGGAACAAGGTATATTCTCCAGAAACTTGCTGCTTTGTACCAGAAGAAATCAACGTGATTTTTACTAAAAGACAAAGATATAGAGGTAAATATCCTATTGGCGTTAGAAAAGATAGAAACTCATATATAGCAAGTGTAAGTGAATATGGTACTAAAAAATACATAGGGTCATTTAAAACAGAAAAAGAAGCATATAATGCCTATAAAAAAGCTAAGGAATTATATATAAAAGAAATTGCAGATAAATATTTTCAATGTGGAAAAATATCAGAAAGGTTATATAATTCTATGTATAATTATAAAGTAGAGGAGAATGATTAAATGAATTTAGATTATAAAAATGATATAATTAATAGCAGAATTGGTTCATTAGGTTCATCAGACGGGAAGGTACTTGCCGCCATAGCTAAGAACGGTTGTGTTCAAAGAGGGCAAGTAGAGCGTCTTGCCATTGCCAAAGGTCTGTATGAAAGACCAAACATTACTAATATTGCCATGCAGTACGGTGATTTCATAGAAAATATGATTTATGACAGCTTGGTGCAAGTAGATGAGCGTTGGGAGAGCAATAAATGCTTTAGAAGTCAGAAATACGGGCGTGAAGGACTTGGTTTGCTCGTGCATATTGATTTCTCTCTTTTTGACGAGAGTAGGGATAAGCCATTGCTCTTATGGGTCGAATGTAAGGCTACTACTACTGACATCGAGCAGACTTATAAAGATTATAAGGAACAACTTTATGTTGAGTATGTGCTTGGTAAGGAATTGGCAGAGCAGTTAGGTGCTGATTTCAAGCTTGAACTTTGCCACTATGATGCTTCTGTTATGTTTGAGGACGAATTTCAGCTACAGTTTGCCTTTGACCCCGATAAGATAAGCAGAAAGAAAGTGATATTCAAGAAGCCAGTATTTGATATTTCCTCTGGCATGGATATTGCCGCCCAGTACGTGTCCGAAATGACTGAATACAAACGTGAGGAAATAGATTGGGATTATTTGCCTGCCGAGGTTCAAGAACAGATGAAGCAAGTAAACAATATCCTTGTTTCAATAAAGGAGAAGCAGGACAGCATAGAGGAATTTAAATCCCGTTTCTATGATTTCTTGTGCAAGAATGAAATCAAGAGTGTAAAGACCCCCTATTTCACTATTAGCAGAGTGGACGAAAGCGTATCTATTCAATTCGACAAGGTACGTTTTACGGCTGAGCATCCAGAACTGGCGGCTAAATATCAGAGGGCGGTCAAGAAGAAAGGATATGTACTGATTAAGACTAAGGAGGTGAAGGATGAAAAGTAAGATTATAAAGGCTGTGGGAAAAGAGATACTTTCTCTTGTCTGCATTATATTGTCTATAATTGGTTTACTTTTTGTAGGTCATTGGCTTTACTCCATCAGTAATATATTAGTATGGATAGTTTTAGGTATTCTCTTTTTAGGCTATATTGGCAGTGTAGTATATTCATGCATTGATGCTCCTGCCACTTCTTATTGGTACATTGTATATTATCACAGTAGAGGTCAAGCTTCTTTGTTTCTGCCTAAAGAAGATGATTTTTTCAATGTGGAGTATTACCGTAATCTTATCGAGAAGGAAGTTGGGTATAGGGTTATGATTTTAGATTGGAAAGAATTTACAGAAGAACAATATCAATTAATTTTAAAAGAATATGAGCGAGAACAAAGTAACGGGATTGCAAAGGCTGAATAGCTACATATCCCACAATGCAACCCAAGAGTATTTGAAAAAGGTATTGAGTGATAAAAAGGATGCTTTTGTAAGCAACTTGGTATCTTTAGTAGCTAACAATGCAAAATTGCAGGAATGTGAGCCAGCAACGCTTATGTATGGTGCTATTCGTGCTACTGCATCCGATTTGCCGCTTGACCCATCTTTCGGTTGTGCTTATCTGATACCTTACAAGAACAATAAGTTAGGTATTACGGAAGCGCAATTTCAGATTGGGTATAAGGCTTATGTGCAGTTGGCATTGCGAAGCGGTCAGTTCAAGTGCATTAATTGTACAGATGTACGAGAAGGAGAGCTTATAAACCGCAACCGATTGACGGGTCAGATAGACTTCAAGTTTGAACAAGACGATAAGAAGCGAAATGGACTTTCTATTATCGGATTCGTTTCTTACTTCCAGCTTTTGAACGGATATGAAAGCACATTATATATGTCAGTAGAGGAACTGAAAGCTCACGGGCTTCGCTATTCACAGACGTACAAAAGCCAGTATGCCAATGTACGTGACAGTTCCAAATGGGTAACAGATTTTTACGAAATGAGTAGGAAGACGGTTATTAAGCTGAACTTATCTCGCAATGCTCCTCTTTCCGTTGAGATGCAGAAAGCTATCCGTGACGACCAAGCTGTATTCCGCAGTGAAGATACACCGGATTATGTAGATAATGTTGGTGACGAGCCTTTGATTGACAAGGATAAAGCATCAAAGGTAGCAGCAATGTTTGATGATGCTAAAATAGTTGATGAAAACGTTGGTAGCAAGAAGTAATATGCTTATATTTGCACAGTAATACGTGACGTGCGTGTTGCGACCAACTTCATATCATTTGGGGAAGCCTCGGTTAATCCGGGGCTTTTTCTTTTGAAGTTAAAAAAAAGTTTGTATCTTTGTGGAAATTTAAAATCTAATGATATGAGCAAGATTTACGTTGGTTTGGATAATGGCGTTTCCGGCAGCATCGGTATTGTCGGAGATGATATTGAATCCGTTTTTGTCAAGACACCCGTCAAAAAAGTACAAGATTATACAAAGGCAAAGAAAGAAGTGTCCCGGTTGGATTACAGCAAATTTATGGAACTGTTTTCCAAATACAACAAGAATGACATTACGCTTCTGATGGAGCGTCCTCTTGTAAATCCAAGCCGCTTTGCATCTACTGCATCAGCGTTACGTTGCCATGAGGCAGAACTTATTATGATTGAAGTAATGGGTATTCGCCACATGTTTGTAGATTCTAAGGAATGGCAAAAAGAACTTCTTCCAAAGGGCTGTAGTGGGGAAGAGCTTAAAAAAGCTTCTTTAGATATAGGGAACCGCTTGTTTCCACAGTTTGATAATATTAAACACCCAGATAGAGATGGCATTCTAATTGCAGAATATGCCCGACGCAACCACTTTTAGTTTTTTTACTTCATAAATTAGTTATTCGTGTAAGCCGTAGTGTTCCAATACATTACGGCTTTTTATTTGGACTTCGTAAAGTTCATTCGGTTCTCCGCGTGAATAGGGCTTACTTTGCACAAACCAAAACAATACTTGTATGGGAAAACCGAAGAAAGAAACAGTTAGGAAATTGAGGGGTCTTATGATATTAGACCAAATGGAAGATTATACTCCTTTACATAAGCTACACAATCTTTCCAACGAATTGATAGAAACAGTTTCAAAACCTAAAAAGAAGAAGTCCTTATGAGAATTATCAATCTTTATCAAGAAACACTCGGCATTGTAAGTGATTGTTGCAAGGTCAGCAAAGAGAAAATCATATCCTCAAAGAAGGAGGAATGTGTGAATGCTCGTTATATTCTTGTCAGCATCTTGGGAGAATGGTACACAGACAATGAGATAGCCGAGCTTACTGGCTTATCTCGTCCTTGTACAAATAAGATTAGGAATAAGTTCAAATCCCGTCTTAAACGTTACAATGTCAACTGCCAGTATCAGGAAGCTAAAGAAAAAGCGTTTGCGGTGTTTAGAAATGGCGATTAGTTACCAACTTGATACAAACTATTCTTTTAGTAACAAACTTCACCGTTAATTTGTTGTGCCCTAATATTGGGGCATTAAACAATTAAAATCATAATATTATGTCTGAAAGTAAAACTGTAATTTACTCGCCAGATAGCGGTATGGCTGGCGGTAACGGTATGATGGCAATGTTGGCTCCTCTGTTGCAACAGAGAGGTATTGACCCGAACTTGTTGGTTGCATTGAACGGTAAGAACGGCAATAACGGGTTCGGTGGAGATGGTTCGTGGCTACTTTGGGTGATTTTCCTCTTTTTCTTATTCCCTTTGATGGGACGCGGAGGCTGGGGTAACGGCTTTGGCGGTGGCAATGAAGGTGGTTGTCCGTCTGGTGCTGGGCTTGCTAACCTCATTAACAACGATAACGGTCGTGAGTTACTTATGAGCGCAATTCAAGGCAACGGTCAAGCTATCAACAATCTGGCTACTAACTTGAACTGTTCAGTAGGTCAGATTCAGCAAGCTATCAACGGTGTAAGTGCTAAAGTTGCAGAAGTTGGCTGTCAAGTAGGTATGTCCTCACAACAGATTATCAACTCAATCCAAGCTGGTAACTGTCAGATAGCTAACCAAATGGCACAGTGCTGCTGCGATGTGAAGGGAGCAATCCAACAGCAGGGTTACGAAAACCGCATTGCTACAATCAACCAGACAGATGATTTGAAGTCTAATGCTAATACTCAGTTCAATATTCTGGGTGCTAAGATTGACGCTCAAACTCAGATTATCAATGATAAGTTCTGTCAGCTTGAAATGCGCGAAATGCAGAATAAGATTGATACATTACGTGCTGAGAAATCGGCATTGGAGCTTAGTGCATCACAGCAAGCACAAACAGCTAATATCGTAAATCAGCTTCGCACTCCTGCGCCCATTCCAGCTTATTGTGTGCCGAACCCTAACTGTTGCTATGGCTATCCGTTTGTGAACGCCTATGCTACTGGTTATGCGGCAGGCGAAGGCTGTGGCTGCGGTTGCTAATAATCCATAGGGGGCTTTGTGTCCCCTATAATATTAACTCTTAAAATAAAGGAATATGACTACCTATTTTAACAATGGTGTTTCCGTAGCGAGAAGGGTAATTGTACCCAAAATAGACGTTGCAGGCATTCCCGTAATTGAAACTTCGGGATATGTAGAAACTACAGATGAAGCTACTCCTACAGTAGATTATGGAATTAACCCATGTATCTGGCGTGCCCTTCCAAACCGTACAGTAGTTCTTTGGAAAGTTCGTCACCCGGTTAGTACAGCAGGAGCTACATTACCCGTTAATGTAGTTGTTCCGATGGCAAACCGAAACAGTACAGTAGTTTCAGAGAATAGCAATGTGGGAACGACTAAAATTCCAGTTATAGACAATAAGTCTACGCAAGTTCTTGGGCACGATGTAACTGTTCCGCAAGGTACAGCCGCACCAGCACCACAAATTCAAGCAGGATATACTACTGAGCATTGGGTCTATATTGACAAATGCTGTGGAATATTCAGACTTATGGGAGTAACGGCAATCAACAGTCCGGCAGGAGCTACAGCAGCTACTCAGTCTGCATCTGCTTCATCGGCAAAGAGTAAGTAACAATTAAAAGTTTAGACTATGTTTGGTTCATTAAAGCAAGGGAATATTTGCTATATTCTTATCAAAGGTGAGAAACCAATATTGAAGATAGGAACGGTTGAATCCGTATCTAATCCTATGCCTAAATATCCTACCTATAATCCTTCTGTACCTTTTGGAGCACAGCAGGAAACAGTTATAGATGCGAAGATAAAGGCTGGTGAAGAGGTTATGGAATTTCAGAAACTTCCTACAAATGTGGAGGTATTTACCTATTCTAATGCTATTGTATCGGACAAGAAGGAAGCAATTCTTTCAGAGGTTGAGAATATGATTCAGACCAGCCGTCAGATAGTGGAAAGCAGAGATTACCATCAATCTGTAATAGAAAGCTGCGATAATATACTGAAACAACTCAATCCTCAGTTTGCCAAAGAGAAACAGCAGGAAGAGAAAATCGGTTCTTTAGAATCGGAAGTTAAATCTTTAAAGGGTGATTTGAATGATATCAAGTCCCTGCTTCAAGAACTGAATAGTTCTAACAGAAACAGTAAAACAACATCTAAAACGTAAATAGTATGGGAATGATAGAAATTTCTCAAAGAGGTCGTGGTGGTGTCAAAGATGCCTACGATAACTTCAAAGAGAGCATGAAGTGCTTGAAGGAAGACTTTGAAACCCTTTTGGACGAAATGGAAGAAATGGGTGAACGTCGTGAAGATTACGGACGCGAGTACGATAGAGACTACGACCGTGATTATGACCGGGAAGACCGTATGAGCGAGCGTAGAGGTCGCCGTCGCCGTCGTTGATAATGTAGTAGAGGGGAGGAGATTATTCTCCCCTTTTGTTTAACTAATAAATATTCAAATTATGAAGAATGTTCCTTTTGATGTATATAGCAATATCCCCGAAGGTTTAAAGACTTATCTTGCTACTAATGGAATGAATTTCAGCAAGAAATTATATGAATTTGCCGTTTCAATGATGAAAGGTAGACAGCCCGTCACTCCATTGTCTAAGGAGGAGGTTTACGCTTTGATGAAGAAGTATAACTTGACCTTAGAAAACGATAATGGCTATAACGCATGCTATATTTTTGCAATGGCAAAATCTGATTATCTTGGCTCTTCATTAGCAAATGAACAAGTGCTTTGCAAATTTGTGCAGGATTACTTAGGGGATGTAGATGGCAGTCCAGAAATGGCTTTCCGTTATTTCTATTCCCTATGCTCTGCTAAGGGAGTTGTAATTAATTGGGAAGATATGCTTTAATCTGCATATTCAACTTTATATTTCATTAGGGCATTATAAACCTCTATATTTATTTTGCCCTCTTTGAAATATTTATCAGCGAGTTCTTTGACGTACTTTTCTTTTTCAATTTTATAGGCATTAAAAGCTTCAATAGGAGTTTTAAATATCCCAATATGTTTTGTCTTATTATGTTTAGTCATAATGGCATAATAACTATTATCTCTAAAAGTCACGCCTATAGGTAGATTGCCTCTTTTTTTTTTGTTATTTAGCAATAATAGATTGATTTCTTCTGGCACAAAGCAGCAAGTTTCTGGAGAATATACCTTGTTCCCCTTTACCAAGATGTCTTTGTCTAAGACATAGCCATCAACATAGTTTTCATCAAACCAACGCTTGAAGTTAGATAGATAAGTCCACTCATTGCAGACAGAGCAATTTTGATAAGTGGGGAATTTAGAATGATATTTTTTACTATAGCATCTGTTCATCATGCTATGCCAAACCTTGTAGCATTTATCCTTGGTATTTATCTCTATATCATTAATTCCAACTCCAGATACTAAAGAATACATAGAACATTTTAAGCATCCATTCCCCCTTAAATGACTATTTGGTGTTTGCCAAAATTCTCCATGTTTAGGACAAGTGATACAGACTTTAATAGAACTTTTTTCGTATTTTACTTTAGAGTAATCATATTTATCTCCATGAATGCTCTTAGCTTTTGCAATAAATTGAGAAGTTGTAGTACGTTTCATAATTAGCTGATATTAATAAGTGCTGATAAAAAGAATAGAGGAAGGTGTATCAGCTTCACCTTATCGAACGGTAGCTACTCCGTCCTATCCTCTGTACAAAAATACTAAAAAAAGATGAAACGACAAGAGCTTTATATCGAAAAATATGATTGGCATATATTGCTGTTCTTGGACTATAGTTGTGATTATTTAAATGCAGTCTTGGATGCAATGGATAAGCTGAAATGTGGCAGTAGAAGTTATGATATTGCTTATGACAACTTGTCCTCTTGCAGCATAAATACTGGACTTACATTCAGTGACTACATCAGTAGGACATCTGTTATTGTAATTAGTATAACCAACTCTGAAAAAGAGTTTCTTAAATCATATCACCATGAATTAGGACATTGTGCCGTTCATATCTGCCAATTCTACGGTATTCCATTAGAAGGGGAAGAAGTACAGTATTTAGGTCAAGATTTGGTAGATAGAACATGGGACATAGCTAAGATTTTCTTATGTGACTGTGATTGTTGTAAAAATAAAAGAAATGAAAAGAAAAGAGATTTTGAAGGCAATGAAAGCCATGAAAAGTGAGAAACCGATTAATTCCATGTATAGAATGATACCTAAGTCACGCATGGACGAGTTTAAACGCTTCGCAGCTATCTTTGGATTTACTGAGGAGAATATAGAGAATATCTTGTCAAAGGAAAAAGAAATGGTGGGCAAATAACCCACCACAACTTTGCATTTGAAAAATCAAGTAGGCTTCTTCAAGCTTACCATACTTTTAACTATCATCCATTTATCTCGGTAAAAGCTGTTGGATGATATAAGTTCCTGCATGTTTGATATTCCCTGATATATACTACTTGTAACAAATATAGCATCATCAATAGATACTTCTTGTGCTATTGTTTCATAGTCTTTTTTACAGACTTCTCTTAATACATACCAATAGAACCATCTTGCATAAACTATATCTTTACTTCTGTCTTTAGAAAGCATATCAGCCCTATCTACACCGAATAGGCTGGCAACAAAATACGATAATGAAATTTCCCAATTCATATCATATTTCCTAAGAATGTCACACACTTCTTTGAGTGTCTTGTCTTTCATATTGATAAAATCGTTTTTAAGTTTTTGGCAATTCATGGTTTTTCTCTTTCATTATCTGGTTAATTCTCTTTATCAAAGGTTGTTCAGTTGTTCTGCTTACAATCATACATAAGGATTTCATCTCTTTTGTTTCCCAGCTTGCAAGTAATTCAAACCGAAAGGATGCAAGGTAAAAATATCCCTTATATGAAACGTTTGGAAACGATTTCCCGGTATAAAAGGCATTGCATTCTATAAATGGTCGGGGTTTAATGTCATTGAATGTACAAGTCTTTTCATCAAACACCTTCTCTATGGCTCTTTGCACACATATAAATGGTTTTCCCTTATCATCTTTCCAAAAAGTAGCATTTACATCAAAGTGAATACCTTCTACATTCAGCCAGCCAGCTAATCCTTTCGTAGTGTTCTTGACATAACCTTTATTTCTCTGATTTCTCCACTCCATAGCCATACAAACTAAAATCCAACCTTGCAGGGTCAGAAGGAAATACTTTTTTTGCAAATTCAGTTACTTTTATGCAAGTTTTTCTTGATTCATCTACTTTAGGAATAATCCCAAATTCAACTGCCGACTGCAAAGAATGTGTATCACAAGGAACAAGAAGTCGAGAAGGAGAAAGAGTTTTCCATAATCCAATGTCAACTACACTATCTTTCCTTATCATCCATCTAAGTAGCATGTTCACTCTTTTATTTGCACAATTACTGTTTGGACTGGGTATCATTGTTTCACCATGCAATAAATGACATAATCCTTGGCAATAGTATGTGCATTTCTGAGAATAAGTAACACGTCCAAGAGCGTCTTCAAGATTAGGGTACTTCATATAAATGGAATGAAGTTTATCACAAAGGGAAGCAAAGCAATGCCAAGAAGTCATACGATATAAGCTCGTATAATTATCCTTGTATTTATTCCATTCCACGCCATATATATATTGAAAAGGCTTATTCCCCATTATCTCTGTAAGAATATAATCTATTTTGGGAATGAATACTGAACGCCTGCCATAAGCAAGCCAAGCTGCTATGACTGCCGCTACTTCGATGTCTTTTCTATCCTTAAATCTTCGTGGGAATTGTATAGGGTCAGACTTGATAAAACTCTCTACCTCATACTTTTCTGCAAGGTCAATGTAATCTCTAAACTTCATATTCATATCAATTTGTTATGTGCAAAAGTGAACTACCCACGAACTAAAGATTCGTGGGCTTCCGACTTCACAGAGGAATGCCCTTTCAAAAGATTAGGTCTTCTA